TTGCCTTGTTGATGTAATTGCTAGATCCCGTAGTGGATTCTGGTGTCAACATCGTAGATGGAACAGGTTTCAATGGTGTAACTTCAAATTCATGAAGATTTGCTGGTCCTTGTAAAGAAACGTTTACCATCCTAGCATAAATCGAAACACCAACAGGGTTTGATGGAGCTGTGCTATATTGTTGGAGTGGATTTAACACATATACCTTGAGTCCACCCATTGATCTATAAGCTGATGTATTAGCTATTCGATTCATTCCATAACTATTCAATAAGAGATAGTAATAAGGAAATACAAATGGAACAGTAAATACCATCGTTTCAGATTGAGTTGGACTAACCAGTACACAAGGATTCCCAGAAGCTGAATACACATTATTGACCGAATGTCTATAATCCAAATCCATAAACCTCATACATGGGTCCCAAGCAAACAATAATTTTCCATAATGAAAGGCAGTTCCATTCACACGTATCGATATTTCTATATCACAACGTAGGTATGAAAACTCTCTCAATTTATCTTTGATAAACGCTGATTGTTCAATTATTGCACTTGGAAAATCCAAGACATAAATGTATTGTCCTTCGACCATATCTGGGGTCCATGAAAATGTTCCAACTCTTATAGGTCGCTGTAACACTTGTTCCAATGTTTCTGTAGCTCCGAAAGATATGTCCGGTACTTTCTCACATGGTACTAACACCTCCGAATCTACTGTAGCTTTGTCCTCAAAATGGACAATATTTTGTTTTAAAGTGACATGGTCCATCGCTACTTGGTCCTCACCACTAACTTCCTGTAATATAACATTTTGTTCAGCAGCACTAATTAAATTTTCATTGCGAAGCGCGCTATCTAGGCAATGAGGTTTGGCTAACTTAAAGAAGTTATGAGGTGTACTTGCATGATTTTGATGATCTGAGGTGCCAGACTCTGATTCAACTATCATGGGTGTTGAAAATGCACTCCCTCCTCTGATGAGCACATCCGATCCAATCATTTCTAAAAATAATTGGTTACGATCAAACCTTTTCAGAATGATCTCAATGTGTGGATTATCTATAACCATTTGTTGTAAGAATTTTTCTACCTCTACGTATTTCTCTTTTGGATAGTGTACCATTTCTCGCAAAGCATCAGAACAAATATCAGATAAATACCGTACTTCATTAACCTCTGATTTGCTGTCTCTCCAACATAGTGGTCTCAGAATGGAATCAAATTCCAATGGAGCAGAAACATATTCACTACCTTCCCAATTGAATTCAAATGAACGCTTAAGATAGGTAATCTCCTGTCGTTTTAAAAAGTAAACGTCAGTAATATCAGTTGTTTTATTGGGATGTGTATATTCCATACCAAATGTTTCTAGTGCCATTGAAATATTTGTCATACAGAATTAAGAAGCTCTGTCTGTGACTGATCCCATATTATCATCACCAAAACAGGAAAATTGTACTTCATCATTAAATATTGCATCATTACCAAAATAATCCATTATAGTATGAAATGCTAATCTCATCAATAAACAATTAACCATTGAGTTCATTAATGTGGTCAAAGGTGTTCCTGAAGGATTTCCTTGAAATGTACGATATATTACGTTTCCATTAATATGATAAGTATTATAAGTAGCTTGAATGATTCTCATTCTAATATCGGAATAATCATCATTATACCACTTATTAATTATAGTAGCAGCCTCAATAATTAACTGATAAGGTAATGATTTATCGTAATTTCCAAAATCTCCAGCAAAATAATTTCCTTCATCTCCTTGTGAAAATATTCGGTGATATAATGATGTCCATTGTTGTCCATGCGGATTAATTCCTATTGCAATCTCCAAATCTATACAATTGTTA